CATTTTCTCTTCCTAGGTCTTCCCAAAATTTTTCCCGCCCCATGGCGTCTGTTTCAGTCATTGGCTGCCCATCCCGCAAAATTTTTACGTGGAAAAAGTTATTTTCCTGTTCGCATGAGCAGCTACCGTTTTTGCAATTTGTGTTCATATAGATTTTACTTTCTTTACCGATGTTACAATCTGGTCGTAAAACTGGCTACCCATAAAATTTTTATATTCACAGGATAGACAGTATAAATATAGCATGTCCAAATTGTCCTGATTACAGAGAAGAAGGCCTTGATCCATAGGGCATTGTAACCTTGGAACAAGACCTTCCTCTGAAAGGGCTATATATCTAGATACATACTGTATCTTCATTATTCCTACTTCGCTGTGTCAGTGGGGAATTGCAAAAGCCATTCCTTTGCCCTTGGGGTTAAACCTTTCCAGGCTGACCAATTTTTACCGCCATTAGTCATGTAGTACGTTATCTCTGCGTTTGTTACTGGGTCGAATAACTCTTTGTTACTCTTTAGGTCGAATTTCTCAAGTCTTTCAGGACCTAAGTCTCCGATCATATTTATCTGGAATATTCCGTAGGAATTGTCTCCAGTTTTCTTATTCCCGTTATATGCAAGCGGTCTTCCATTAGATTCACGCTTTGCTATTGACCAGGCTTTCTTAAGGCCTGCCCCTTCGAATCCTACAGTCTTAAGTAGCGTTAGCAACTCTTGATCTGTAAGCATCTCAGATGGCTTGTAAATCTCTTTACTAAAACTATCTAAGACTTCTTGCTTTAATTGGGCTTCAGTTTTCACTAAAGGTTTTACTTCTAAGGCATTTGCAGGCTGGACTGGAAACAAAAATAATGTTATCATTACTATTGTTACCAGGTTATGAGCCAAATCACTTACCTGTTGTTTTATTTTCTCCATTGGCATTTCCTCCTTTAGAGATAACGAACTATAATAGTAGCATTGATTGGATAAGCCTGTCAACCCAGTTAACTAAAAAAATATATGCAAATATCATTCTCTACGCCTAAAATTAACTTAACTCAAAATACTGGTTATGGCTATGCTAGCTGGAATATTATACAATCTTTGCAAAAATTAGGGCATCAAACACCATTTCAAGATTACCGTGCCCCAGTACAATTAAATTTTGCACAGCCATTTCAACATAAACTTCATAAAAATCAATATCAAATTAGTTATACACCTTGGGAATCTACAGTAGTTCCAAAAACATGGTTTCCAATGGTAAATTATTGTGATGAAGTCTGGGCTACATCAGATTGGTGTGCAAATGTTTTTGAAGATAATGGAATGAAAAATGTAAAAGTTTATCCTCACGGAATTAGCCCAGTATGGAAACCTAAAAAAAGACAAGAATCTGATGTTATTAAATTTTTGCATGTTGGTGAACCAGCCCCTAGAAAAGCGGGTCAAATGGCTGTAGAAGCTTTTGTATCCCTATTTGGCAACAATCCAAAGTATAGCTTAACCATAAAAGCATACAGAGAAAACACAACAAGAGTTTATAATAATTTTATAGATAAAGAAATAATTGGTGTTCCAGACAAAATGTATAATAATATAAATCTTATTACTGAAGACATGTCTGAAGAAGAGCTAGTTAAGTTATATCATGACCATGATGTTTTAATTTATCCTAGCTATGGAGAAGGTTTTGGATTTATACCGCTCCAAGCTTTGGCTACTGGCATGCCAACAATTTGTACAGGTGGTTGGGCACATTACTTTAACTTCCTTGGACCTCTTGTTTTAAAATCAACTTTACAAGATTCAAAGTTTTTAAATCTTCCTGGTAAAGTGTATGAACCAAACTATCAACATTTACTTGAGCTTATGAGAGATGTTTCTCAAAACTTTAAAGCATATTCTGGTTATTATTATAAACAAGCCAATGAAATACATAATGAATATGATTGGATTCAGTTGACTAAGAACAGTTTTGATCCAATTTTTAAAAAATTTAAATAAACCCTTCCCCTTTGAATTAAAGTTTGGTAGAATTGAGCTTCAACTAAAAATCATACAACCGCAAGGCGGAGAAAAGGTGTTATTTAAAAATGTCAAGAACTATTGCTAACCCATACGAAAATTTTATTGCTTTATCTAGATATGCAAGATGGATTCCAGAAGAGAATCGTCGTGAAACATGGGGAGAAACAGTAGATAGATATTTTAACTTTATGTTAGATCATCTAAAGGTAAACAATAACTATGTTCCATCAGAAAGCCTAGTCACAGAATTAAAAGATGCTGTATTTAATCGTAACGTAATGCCTTCTATGAGATCTGTAATGACTGCAGGTGCCGCATTAGATAGAGACAATGTTGCAGGATATAACTGCTCGTTTGTTCCAGTAGATTCACCACGCTCATTTGATGAAACTATGTATATCCTTATGTGTGGAACAGGTGTTGGGTTTTCTGTAGAATACAAGTATGTTAACAAACTTCCTTCCGTCCCAGAGACGTTTGAAAAAACAACAACAGTAATTGTTGTAGAAGATTCAAAACAAGGTTGGGCCAAAGCATATCGTGAGCTGCTAGCTCTTTTGTGGACAGGACAAGTTCCAGCAATTGATGTTTCTAAAGTTAGACCAGCAGGTGCTCGCCTTAAGACTATGGGAGGAAGATCATCTGGTCCACAGCCACTTATAAACCTATTTGATTTTACTATTGCAAAATTTAAGAATGCGGCAGGCCGTCAACTTAAGCCAATTGAAGCACATGACATTATGTGTAAGATTGGAGAAGTTGTAGTAGTTGGCGGAGTAAGACGCTCAGCAATGATTTCTCTTTCTAATATTAATGATATTGAAATGGCTGCAGCCAAATCAGGTAATTGGTGGGAGAACAATACTCAACGTGCACTTTCAAATAACTCTGTTGCATATTCACGCAAACCAGAGATGGAGCAGTTTATAGCAGAATGGAAGAATCTTTATGATTCAAAGTCAGGAGAACGAGGTATATACAATGTGGCCGCAGCTCAAGCCCAAGCAGCCAAGTATGGAAGAAGAGATCCAGATATTCACTATGGAACTAACCCATGCTCAGAGATTATCCTACGTCCTTACCAGTTTTGTAATCTTTCAGAAGTCGTACTACGTGAAAAAGATACAAATGAAGATGTCGCAAATAAAGTACGCCTTGCAACAATTCTTGGTACATGGCAATCAACACTAACAGATTTTAAATACCTTCGTAAAATTTGGAAGGATAATACTGAAGAAGAAAGACTGCTTGGAGTTTCACTAACAGGACAATTCGGACATAAGTTTTTTTCTGGAAAACAGGGTCTTGATAAATTGGAAGATGCATTATCTCGACTTCGTGAGTATGCTCGTGAAATTAATAAAGAAGAGGCTGGGAAAATTGGGATTCCTGAGTCTGCAGCTATTACATGTGTAAAGCCTTCTGGAACAGTTTCCCAATTGGTCGGGGTATCTTCAGGAATGCATCCATGGCATTCCCCATACTATATTAGAACAGTTCGTGGCTCAAAGGGAGATCCAATTTCTGTATTTTTAAAAGAAGTTGGAATTCCAGTAGAAGACGATGTTATGAAGCCAAATGATACATACGTATTTTCATTTCCAGTAAAGGCTCCAGAAGGTGCTATTGTTAGAAACGATTTAACTGCACTAGACCACTTGAATACTTGGTTGGTTTACCAACGTGCATGGTGTGAGCATAAGCCATCTATTACAGTTTCTGTAAAAGAAGAAGAGTGGATGGAGGTAGGTGCATGGGTTTACAAGCATTTTGATGAAGTCTCTGGAATCTCATTCTTGCCACACTCAGATCATTCTTATAAGCAAGCCCCATATCAAGAGGTTACAGAAGAAGAATACTTAGATTTGTTGGCAAAAATGCCTTCAAGTATTCGTTGGGAAGATTTATCATTTTATGAGACAGAAGACGGAACTTCTACAAATGCTACACTTGCATGCTCTTCAGATGGAAATTGCGAACTTGTAGATATTTCTG